ACCAGCCGATCCAGCAGTCCCTGGATTACCAGCACCACCACTATTGGCTCCAGTCCCCGTAGCACCAGTATTCCCCGAAGGCCCAATGCCTCCAGCATTGCCAGCAGTACCAACAGTGGAGTTCGGTCTATTGTTCGTAACGCCAAGACCACCAGCACCACCATTACCGCCGCCAGATACGGAACCGCCAGCAGCACCCGGATTACCATTGTTAATTGGGTTACCTGTTGTAGGAGGACTTTTCAGGAAAAATGACCCAAGGTTAGCGTTACCGCCGCCGCCGCCTCCACCGCCTCCACCGCCAAAGCCCAGACCACCAGTGTTTCCAACTGAGCCAGGATTCCCCGCATTACCTCGAGCACCAGCGTTACCCGCAGCACCGTTGTTACCCGGGTTTCCGGAGCCACCAGCGTTACCCGCACTACCAGCCGATCCAGCATTACCCGCTGTTCCAGCGTTACCGGTTGCACCTTGGTTACCTGGGTTTCCGCCATTGCCTGGTGTACCTGTGCCGCCCGTAGCGTTTACAGTTACCTTGTGCACACCCGGGGGAAGGTTGAAGGTACCACTTGAGTTAAACGACGCACTACCGCCGGGGTATAGCGGGTCATACCGTGTTGCGGTACCGACGGAGGGCATTAGCTTACCTGTTCAGCAAGCGTGGTGAAATCAGAGGGAAGATCGCTGCTTTGAGTTGCGTACCACGACTTGACGTATTTATCAGAACCGTCATCAGCTTCCCAAATCACACGGTCATACGTCAAAACAGGGGAGTTTGTAAAAATGACGGGGGAGTCATTTTCGTCAAGAAACCAAGTAGAGAGAGCGCGTAAGTCATCTATCGGATCAGCGTAGTCTAGGTTTGTATATGCGATACCGTTTTGATCAAGCCACTGCCGGAACTCAGCAGATGCAGCTTGACCCACTTTTGCATGGAGATGAATATTTTCATACCTAATTGCCATCTTATGCCTCGTAGAATGATAGACTTACGTAAATATTAGTGTCACCCTTAATCAGCAAAGCCGTGTAAATGGTCGTCTTATTAGCCGACGAGTTTACAGCAGGCTGCGTCGAAGAGTTGTTATACACTATACTATAACCGCTCGGTGCTGCCAACGTGAAGGTTCGTCCGCCCGAACCGTCTTGCACGGCGATAACCGTTACTGCCCGAATGGACCCCGTAATCAGGTCGTCGGTAGTCGGAAGCGTCACGGTTGTAGCCCCCGTCAAAGTGTACCTAGCATTCAACTGAATATCGGGAACAGTAAGCGACCCCGAAGCAGAACTAACAGAAAACAAGTTTTCTTCCGTGCCGTGGAACTGGAGGTCTTTGGTGACAAGACCGTCGCCATCAAACACTCCGCTATCGTCTTTGTAGATAGCACGTTCGGCAGGCTGGGAACAAAACACTGTTTTTACCCCAGCACCCCAATTAACTGCACTGCCCCCGTTGGAGCTTTCTAAAACACTATCACGAGATAGCGTTGTGCCAGATGACGTGTATGTGCCAATGCCGACTTCAAAGTCAACATCATCTGTAATAACGTAATAAGTCTTGTTTCCGTTACCAATAGCAGCAAATGATTGAAAGCCAGTTTCCGCACCAGCAAGCGTGACCGTGCCAGTACCTGTCGTGGTAGTGGTCTCTTTTACACGGTCTTTTACGACAGGAACTACCATGTAGTCACCTACGCGATGCGAATGATGGCGTTACTTGCGTCAGCCGTCGGGAACTGAATTGTAAAGTCACCGTTGGTGGACGTTTTATCGGAACCAAAGTCTAATACGCAAACAGCTTTGTTGCTGTCGCTGCTGTTGTAAATCAAAGCAGCACGAGCCGTGATTGTGGAAGACGCAAACGTCAGGTCGTTGAAGTCGGTAAACGCGGTTGTTCCCGAGCTAGTCGGTGCAACATTTGTCAGTGTGCCGCCGCCTTCGGTGTAACCAGTTCCGGTTACTTGACCGTTAGTAGACACATATGTTTGGGTGCTTGCGTCAAGACTTGCACTGCTTGTGTGTAGGGACAGCTTGAAAGTGTCACCGCCAGAAGTGGAGAAGTTATGCACCCCTTCCAGAAGTTCCTTTTTGAACGATGTAGCCATCGCTTGTGAAATACTCATCACATTCTCCTAATAAGTTCTGCGACCTCGGCATGACCGTTTTCGCGTAAGACATTATACATGGTTGTTCGATCGCTGTTAACTGCTTCTTTCATGTAGTGAACGAGCAGCGGACGAATAGCATTCTTGAACGCATGTGCTTGATCCCGAATAGCAGGGGGAGCCTGGTCTGAGATTCCGATGATACGGTCTAAGCACCGCTCAACAATCTCCTCGGGTTTGTGACCACGGTTCTCCGTAGTCGTTACCGATACAATCGGGGTCTTGGGTAGGTTTATGCCTACTTCAAACATTAGGTTTTACCTCTACGTACCAGACCGCCGCTATATGCGTCACCGGTCTGTTTGGCCTCACCAAGATCTTTGAGTCGAGTAAGTGCTTCACCGAACTTCTGATCATAGTTTTGAATGACATCCGGTTCGCCCTTCATGAAGGTGTAAGCCTCAATCAAAGACCCATACAACATAGCGAACGGTGCGTTGTCACTCAACCATGTTTTGGCGGAATCCGCACCAGCGGTCAGGCTGGCGGGTCGGTAAAAGTAATGAAGCTCAACTGCATATGCTGCGTCAGGGGATGGAGCAACAATCAGGTTACCTTCATCAAACTCGCCGTAATATTTAGGTAGGCCTTGCGTGGCAGCGTTCGGGTTATAGTCCTCGATAAAGCTTACATCTTTATGTTGCAGAAACGACTTGTTACTTGCGCTTGTTACAGACAATGAAAAAGACGAAAGGTAGTCATCTGGCAACGCGAGAAACCTGTTGCCTGATGTAAGTGAGCTTGTTTGATTGCGGCGAAAAAATGTCAGTTGAACACTTTTAAGAATACGCTCTTCGCAGTTTCGAATGAACACAGGTAAGTTGCTAACGAAGGTGGTCTCTTCGTTTTCCGTGTAATCTTTGATTGCTTCTTTTAGTTCGCTGTATGTAAAACTCATGATGTCGTCACCGTTACCTTACCAACACTGGCCGTTGCCTCTAAGTTTAGACCACCCACTGGTTTGAACCCAAAATATGTATCAACGTGCGTGTCTGGACGTGGGTCACGTAGTGCCTGCGGGTCATTAATATTCCGCGGCGGCGTGAGTTGCGGATGCTTGGGCTCATACTCGTCTGGGCCGACAAGCGCACCATTCCATTCGCGTCTCATTTCTCTCAAGCGATAACGGAACCCGGATCGATCCGAGATGCCATAAGCTTTTTTACCTGCCGCAAAACGTGCCATTAGGTTACTCTCATGTAACTAATACTAGGAGTAAGCTTCAGTGCTACACGATCCTCGTCCTCGTCCGCTGCACGTTGGAACTCTTCTTCATATATAGCCTTCAAAAGTTGAACACGGTCAGGAGCACGTTTGACAGCCATGTAATATGCGAGACCAGCCACCATGCAAGGTAGGAAACGGAAAGGAGCGTCAACATCATTAACAGCGGCATCGGCATCTTCTATCCTCTGGACATAATAATACCTTACCACATCTGTGCTGTTTTCAGGAGCAGGCCAGACATTAACCTTCGGTGCCGTTTGACGATTGAAATACAACTGAGAGGGACGACCAGTTGTTGTCTTGGTCGGAATATTTTGATACTCGCTACGGCTGATCCTATCAACTTGAAAATCAGTCCCGTCTCGACGAACAACAACTTCGAGGATATCTACAACATCGGCTGTCAAAGTATACTCTGACTGACCTGAGACCATGTTGATTGTTCCGCTTTTTACTGTCCAAAGATTAACACCGCGGTTTGCCCAATCAGCAAACATGAGGTTCAAAGAACGACGAGCCGTACGCGCATCGTAGCCAGTGCGAACTTCCATGCCGCACCGCTCGAAGGCTTCTTCGACAATCTCTCCAACATCAAGCGTGAAGTCACGTGAACCTGACGTAGCCATCTACTTCTTCCTTCTCTTCAGTGCCTTGACTCGGCGAGGCTTACCAGCAGGCTGACCGAGGCGTTTCTTCTGAGCTATTCTACTACGTTTCTCTGACGCAGTCATTTCCTTTGCGGTCTTAGGGGTTTTCTTAGAGACGCGCTTTTTAGGACGACAATATGGCGTACCGCGCTTCTCACCCTTCTTACGGCCGCACGGCTTACCAGTGCGAACGTCAACCCATTCTTCTTTGAACCAGCGTTTTAGTGCTGCTCCCTTTTTAGTCTTTCGAACGGCCATATCGTTTTCTCCATAAGAAATCTCCAAGCCTGCTATTGCCTCTAACAATAGCGTCTATGAAGCGACTATGCCAGAACCATCGACGCATGATTAATACATCTTTGTAGTGCGGTACTTGTAGGCTTGACCGTTTGAATATTTCTTTTTAACCAAGCCGCCCTTGGCTTTCTTCTGAGCCTTATTGCCCCAGTTTTTTGCACCAACTTTACGGCACTTGGCGATTGCACCACTAGCATACGCGCTCGGAAAAACCTTATATCTAGCTTTTACTTTTCTGTAACAAGCATCTTTCGGCATTATCTTAGCTCCGTGAACGACGACTCTGGGGGCCACGCCGCTTTGCGGAGCGAGACTTCTTTTTCATTGGCGGCTTGCTGATCTGCTTTGCCATCTGGCCTCGACTTATTGCCATGTAAACGCGCCTCCTTATTTATCATGGAGTGAAGTAACTCCGAGTTCTTTTCAACCTTAACCTCTATAACGGCTGTTCGCTTGTCTACAGCCACAAGAGTGTAGCAAAGCCACCCTACTCCGGTGACTACGAGTGCAGCTACTGCGTGTTGAAAAGCTTCTTTCATAACACTACCATTTCTTGCAGGACCAGTATCCCGCTGTTAGCTTGGATTTTTTCTGATCACATTTGTGCCGAGCACGAAATGACTTGCGTCTAGCGGGTATGTTCTTTTTGATCGTCATGTTTGGATCACCAAACCGAACAAGGCGAACAGTGCTACCCTCTTTGGCAAGAACAGCAAACTTCTTCTTCTTGCCGGGTGTTCTCTTTGGCTTGTTATAACCAGAAAACCGTTCGCCTCGGTGGGTGATAGCCATGATCTTATCCGTAGAAAATGGTGACTGTTTGGGCATCCCCGGTATCAACGTAAATACCGCCGTCAAAAAGAATACCTGTTCCCGGAATTATAACATCAGCAAAACCGGCGTGAGCGGTATCTAGCTCTAGCAAAACGGGGTCTGATGCAGAAGTACCGTTATGGAACTTGCAGTGATTTGCTGCTCCGCTTCCCGCAACCAAGTAAACACCCTTCAAACGGGCGGGGCCGCTTACAAGTTGAGCGTCTGCTGCGGTATGGGCTGATTTTACATCTGCTGTGGACATAGTCTTTTCCTTAAAAAATTGTACAGGTGCATTTTAACCCAAGCGTCGATAAAAAGAAAGGGCGGGAATTACCCCGCCCTTTCCAGACTTGCGTAAGTCTAACCTTATGCGCCCGGCGAACCGAAGATGCAACGAGGGTCAGAGAAACCGAAGCTGTAACGCTCACGGGCTTTGTAACGCATGTTACCTGTATCGAAATCAGGCTCCATTTGCGTGGTCAAAGCCAGACGTTCGAAGTGCTTCAAGCCATTCGGAGCGTCGGTTTTGATGAAGAACGCATCCGAGTCGGTCAGGTAGTCGTTGACTACATAGCCTTCTGGGAGCAGTCCCATGTTGCGGATGGCGTTGATGTCGTTGTTAGCAGTCGCAACACGAAGTTCCGATTCCAACAGACGAGTAGCAACGAACTGAAGCTGGCGAGGAATTACCAGTTTCGTACCGCGAAGGGCAATGATCAGGCCACGTTCGTCGGTGTAACCGGCGATGCTGATCAAAGCATTTTCCAAAGACGTTTCGTTCAAGTCAGCAGCAACTGCTGGCTCGTTAGAGAACGTACCGCCATTGGTAAGCGGGTGGTCGGTGGCGCAAAGTTCTTTGCCGTCGCCGCCTTTAACAGTGCTATCGAAAGCGTTGTTAAGGACAGAAGCAGCTTTAACTTGCTTAGTGTGTGCCATCGAACGGGCCAACGCACGAGTGTAACGAGCAGCCAGACGATCATAAAGATTGTCTTCTACAGCTTCCTCAGTGATTGAGAAAGCAGCAGCTACCGTTTCGTGGTTGTAACGCGAGGTGTAAGCCTCTTGTGCGTCATCATACGATACGCTTCCACCTTCAGATTTGGTGGGAGCAGCACCGAAGCCCGACAACATTACTTCTTCTTCGAATGCACGGTCAGAAGATTCCGTGTCGAAGATTTCAGCGTGTTGGTTTTCGTAGCGGTTGTATTCCATGCCGAACAGAGCGTTGAGGCCCGGCTCGAGTTCTTTTGCGAGTTGTGCGCGAGAAATAGCCATTATTCTACACTCCTTACGACACTACTGCTTCGGACGAGCCGTCGAGCAGAGCGTGGTTGTTAAAGATTACAATAACCGGCAAACCAGCAGCAGTGTAGTCTTGGTTTTCAACGTCGTCTTGGATGCCAACAACTTTCAGCGGGAACGAAAGATCCGACGCGTCAGGGGTTGTTGTGTCCAGTTGAGCGTTGGAAAGACCCGTTGTGGTGTTACCAGCGTTCGCGGTGATCATCGCTGCACTTTCAAAGATAGCTGCACGGGCAGTAGCTTTGTTAGTGAACGTTGCATCTGTGCAGATGACAAAACGTTGGAACGGATTGTCATATACGAAACCGACGATATCGTAGTTCGAGTCTGCTGAACCTGAACCAGGCCAGTAGTTTGAGAACTTTTTCTCGCCAGAAGTTGCATCTACGTATTCGCAGCCAGCAAAAACGCCCAAATGCTTGTAAGTGTCACCAGTAGCAGAACCAGTGATGGCAATGGTGCCATCGTTAGTAGCAATAACCGGTGAACCCTGAAACATTGCAGACGCGTCTGACTTAATGAAATACGGAGTTGCGCCCGTAGTACCGGCTACGCCGCCTACTACGCCGATCGGCTTAAGGCCGAACTTGACATTGGAATTAGCCATTGTCTTTTCTCCATAGTTACTTGGTGGTTACTCTTTTTCACCACCAAAAGTTACACGACTTTGCCTATCTTGAGTGATAGGCATTGAGGGATGAGACTCCCTCATCAGGTTTTCATCGACGGCCTTCATTTGATTGCGGGTCTGGTCCCGATAATATTCAGTTCGTTCTTCTACCGTCTCTTCTGGAATGCGGCAAAGCATCAAGCCGCCGCTTCCAATAACCCCAGCATGTTTTCCGTCTGCGATAACCGGAAACTCAGTTCCCGGATACTCATCCGCTCGTACCGGTTCCCAACCTTCTCTCATACGAGAGTAAACGTTGTTCTGATCTTCATCACCACGGATCGCGGTGCGAACCCAACGATGAAGATAACCATGTGGTGCAGGCGGTGCATCCAACGTGCTGGGCGGAGCCCAAGGCTTCCTACGCGCAGCTTTTTCTCGTGTCTGCGTTTCACGCGGTGTACGTTTTTTAGAATCAGTCATTGTCTTACTCCTTTACAAACTTTGCGTACTCTTCGAGCGGAACACCAAGTTTTTTAGCGATAGCTACCTGTGAAGGTGAAAGCTTGACTGTTCTGCGCCCCTTATTCGACGAACGTGATGCCGTGGACTCAGCAGAGGCGACTCTGGGTTTAGCGGCTTTCTTGGGTTCTTCCTGCGTCGGCTGAACAGATTGTCCAAACTTCTGCGGGAAATCACCTTTGATACGTTTGTCGAGCTCAGTATAATACTCATCAGAGGTTGGGTCAAATCCTTCTTCTTCCACAAGTCTCCGATGAATACCAAATGCTGCGTAAGTCATGGTGTCGTCATTACCGAACCATTCGTTACGATCCGCCCAGGCTTGCGCCTTGGGGTCGGGCTCCGGTGCAGCCTGCTGTGCAGCCTGTTGCGGGATCTGCGGAGCTTGATACTCCTCAGTGTCACGCTCCACACGAAGCTTGGCATCAGCATGTTTATCTTGATCGATAGTGATACGGCTCACCATTTGCTGCGCTTCAAAGATACCGTCAGCGTCATCGGCTTCGATAGCTGCCTTCAGTTTTGTCTTTGCCGCATCTAGCTCACGATCTAGGCGACCACCCAGTTCATCAACGTAAGACGCTTCACGATTACGAAGCTGACCTTGCAGTTCTTCATTCTGCTTTTTAACAGCCTCTGCGTATTGTATGGCGG